GCTTCGCCCGCAAAAGGACAGGTTAGGCCAACTATGTCACCGAACGGAATCGGCGCACTGATAAAAGCACCCCATAGGAGGAGCTCGTAATGGCAAGACCGGGACCGGCACCAACACCAACGCACCTGCGCGTCGTTCGCGGAGTGCGTGCTGACCGTATCAATCAAAAGGAACCGAAGCCAGCCAAGAGCGAGCCGCGCTGTCCGACGTGGCTCAGCAAAGATGCAAAGGCTGTGTGGCGACGCACCGCCAAGCAACTGAAGCTGATGGGACTACTCTTCGAAGCCGACCAAGACATCTTGGCTGCTTATGCTAACGCAGTCGTGAACTACCAACGCTCGACCGAGATTGTGGATCGAGAAGGCGTGCTGGTCGAAGGCCGGCGTGACGGCATGGTAAGCAATCCAGCTGTAAGAGTGCAGCGTGACTCCGCGATGCTGATTCGCCAGCTCGCCGGCGAATTGGGCTTGACCCCGTCGGCACGCACGCGATTGAAAGCGGATGGAGAATCGTCTGATGACAGCGATCTCTTGGACTAAGCCTCTCCATACGTCGGCTGGCAAATACCTTCCCGATGGAGCCTACTACGACGAGCAGGCGGCAGATCGAGCTGTGCGTTTCTTCGAGCTGCTACACCTGGTGGAAGGTAAAGGTGCCGGTGAACCGTGGCCGTTGATGCCGTGGATGGAATACGAGGTCATTAGACCGCTGTTCGGATACAAGCGAGCTGACGGCACTCGACTGTATCGCACTGTGTGGGTGGAGGTTCCCCGCAAGGCAGCTAAGACTACCATGTGCGCCGGTCTCGCTCTCTATGGTCTGTTGGCCGACAATGAACCCGGAGCTCAGGTTTACATGGGTGCTCGTGATCGAGCTCAGGCAAGACTATGTTTCGAGCTGGCGCGAAAGATGGTGCAGGCATCTCCAAAGCTACGTGGCCGGTGTCGTGCTGTTAGATCATACATTGAGGTGCCTAAGACTGGCTCTGTTCTCCGCACAATCTCAGGTGACGCGCTGGGGCAACACGGGCTCGGGGCAAGCCTCTGTGTTCTCGATGAGGTGCACGCACATAAGAGTCGCGAGCTGTGGGATGTTCTCAGCTCCTCGGTAGGAGCACGTCGCCAGCCAATCGTTATTGGAATTACTACCGCCGGTGTCTACGATCCGAACCACATCGCATGGGAGCAGCACGAGTATGCTGTGAACGTAGCAAACGGAACACACCGCGACGACAGCTTCCTCACTGTCATCTACGCAGCTGAGGACGCTGACGACTGGGACAATCCTAAAACATGGGCAAAGGCGAATCCGTCTCTTGGAATTACTGTAATGCCGGACTTCCTTGAGAGCGAAGTGCAGAAGGCTAAAGTATCGCCAGCTCGTCAGACTACCTTTGCTCAGCTGTATCTCAATCGTTGGACCAGGGAGGTCAGTCGTTGGATTGACATGCGAGCTTGGGATGCGTGCGGCGAGACACCTATCGACAAGAAGGAGTATGAGGGAAGACCTTGCTACATCGGGCTCGATCTTTCGAGCACCACAGACATCAGTGCTCTCGTGCAGCTCTTCCCTGAAGAAGATGGCGGATACACCGCGATACCGCATTTTTGGATACCAGGGGCTGACCTTCGAGAGCGTGAGAAAAGAGACCGGCTGCCATACGGAACATGGGCCGATCAAGGTCACATCACCCTGACTCCGGGCAACGTCGTGGACTACAAATGGATCAAGCAAGCTATCATTGACATCGCTGACAAGCACCCGATTTTAGAGCTTGCCTATGACCCGTGGAACGCTACGTCTCTGATAACCGATCTCCAGGAGCTTGGAATGCGAGTCGCTCCAACACGGCAGGGATTTGCAACCATGTCAGCTCCGACCAAAAGGCTTGAGGCACTCATCCTCTCCAAGACGCTAAGGCACGGAGCACACCCGGTGTTGCGAGCGCACGCCGACAGCGCACTCGTAAACATGGACCCGGCTGGAAACATCAAGGTGGACAAGGCTCGGTCTGTGGCTCGTATCGACGGAATCGTCGCGCTGGCCATGTCGCTGAATTCGGCCATGCTCACGGGCTCAGCGTTTACCGGCAAGAGCGTCTACGAGGATCGGGGGGTCGAGCTACTGTGAGTATCACAGCATCAGCAGTGACTGTAGGAACCGCAGCCACAGCAATCATCACCGGCGATGACTATGCAGCTGGCAATAAAGACGGTCGCGTCACATACGAAATTTTGAACAACGGATCGGTGACGATCTACATCGGCGGAAATAGCTCCGTCACAACCTCAAATGGCTCTCCCATCCCTGCGGGTGGGGCACGAACACTCGATCTCCGGCTCGGGTCAGTCGTTTACGCAATCGCAAGCTCTGCCGGCCAAGACGTTCGAATCCTGAAGGTGGGGTAATCATGCCTGATAGCAGCTTCTATGCACCCGGTGGAGCCGGTGCCGGTGACCTTGACGGTCTGACCGATGTAAACATCACAGACGCATCAACCGATGACGTTCTGCAATACGACGGCACCGAATGGGTGAACGGACCAGCACCCGCTGGCCACATCGACCTCAATGACCTCGAAGATGTAGCAACGGCTGGGGCAATACGCGACAGCGCACTAATCTTCAACGGGACGAGCTGGGAAGACGGCGATCCTCGAACAGCATGGCCAGCAATCGCACCAATCGGGACCAGCCGCTACTACTTCCCAATCGGCGACGGAACGCAGAATACAACGAACGCATTCCCGCAAGCTATGCTCGCAGCTATCCGTTTCAACACCAATGTGACCATCTCCAAATGGGCATTCGCATACAACGGCAACGGAACGACAGCCGCTGGCAATACAGGTATGCATGTTCGTGGTTTCATCTATGATCAAGGAAACACCGGTCGTCCGCACGGACTCGTGAAAGACTTGGGCTACACCCTGGTCAAATCGAGTGATGACGTGGGTGGTTTCTCCAGCGAGGTGCGGGAGATTACTCTCGGATCGACAGTGAATCTAACAGCTGGAACAGTCTACTTCGTAGGTATGGCAGTCAATCCGGTAAACACCGGCACACACGACAATGCAGACGGACCGCAATTCCTGACGCTGGCGCAGACGCAGCACAACCCGTTTTGGAATAACGGAATCAACCCGGCAAACTTCTCCAGTGGGCCGTATGGTTTTTGGGCTGGTGGCTACTACAATGGCAGCATCAATCCAGCAACTTTCAACTACGAAACGGACACACTGCCGAACAACATCCAAAACCAAATCGGCTCGGTTCCCGCTGCGTATCGGATCGGACTACACGTCAGCGCGATAAGCTAAGGAACGACAGTGCCTAATCCATACAAGAGGCTCGCATACTCACGGAAGGTTCTCGTCAATCTAAAGACTGGCAGAGCTTTCCGTGGGTATCTCATAGAGGTATCGGGAAGCATAGTGCTTCTCAAGGGTGCTTCGCTGCTTGAGCCGGGCTCTGAGCCGGTGGACGTAGCTGGCGAGGTGCTCATCGAGCGAGAGAACATAGACTTTATTCAGGTCACGGAATAGGAGTAAGACATGGCAATCGTCGAGAACGCAGACGGTCTCGTCAGTGTCCAGGCGAACAATCTCCTGAACCGACCCGATCTCAGCGGGCAGATTAGTCTTTTCGATGGTCGTGGTATTGACTACGCTGACCTCTACAAGGCGCAGCACGAGGTCCGCTCTGTGGTCGATTTCTTGGCACGGAACATTTCGCAGATTCCTCTGCATGCCTATCGACGAGATGGCGACAATAGCCGTTCGCGCATTACCGGCACATCGCTGACACAAACTCTTGAACAACCCGACATCTACACTACTCGTTCGCGCTGGATGGAAGGTCTCGTAAAAGACCTCTGCATCTATGACGAAGCTATCCGAGTCAAGGTTCGGAGCGGAGATCGCATTGCTCTCGTCAGAGTGCCACCAAACATGGTGCAAGCTCTTGGAGACAATTGGCTACGTCCGGAAGGATACCGCATCAAGGGAACCAACGGGACAATCGACTACACTCGGGATCAGGTTATTCACATTCATGGCTACAATCCAAAAGACCTGCGAAAGGGTCTGTCGCCGCTTGAAACTTTACGTCAGCTACTTGCTGAGCAGCAAGCTGCTGCCGAACATCGTGAAGGTCTGTGGAGACAGGGTGCGAGAGCTTCACTGGTCATTGAACGTCCGATCGGTGCCCCTCAATGGAGTGACACAGCTCGTGCGAGATTCCGTGCGGACTGGGATGCCAGCTTTACCGGCGCAAAGAATTCAGGTAAGACTGCAGTCCTCGAAGAGGGCATGATTGCCAAGCCACTACAGACATTCTCACCGAGAGACGCGCAGTATCTTGAGAGTAATCAACTTGCTCGGGAAATCGTTGCTGCTGCCTACGGAGTGCCTGCCGGTCTGCTGGGTCTCGGAAATGCGAACTACTCAAGCCTGACTGAACAACATCGCCAGCTCTACACTGACTGCTTAGCTCCCTGGCTAACAATCATAAGCGAGGAACTTGAAGCTCAGCTTCTACCCGAATTCAACGAGCCAAATGCCTATCTCGAATTCCAGCTGCAAGAAAAGCTGCGCGGGTCATTCGAGGAGCAAGCCGGTGTTCTGCAAGCTTCCGTAGGAGCACCTTACCTCACAAGGAATGAGGCACGTGCTCGTCTCAACCTACCGGCAATCGACGGCGGAGACGATCTCGTGACTCCGCTCAATGTGCTCGTAGGCGGTCTCGCATCACCACAAGATACCGTAAGCGATGAGCGAACCCTCGGAACACTTTCTGCTGATAACGTAGAGGCTAAAGCAGCATCACTACCTGATGGCGAGAAGCAAGCAATCAGCAGACAGACTTTCTTGGAGATTCGTCAATCGGGAGCGGACTCAATTGCTCAGGTGCTCAAGGACAATCTCGAGAGGCAGAGTCGATCTGTTGCTTCAAGACTTGGAGCTGCCAAATCCGCAGAGGTCAAAGCTGACGCACGTCGCGTTTACGACCGCGCCAGGTTCGATAAGGAGCTGGCTGCTGACCTTCTACCTGCGCTAACAAGAGTCACCAGTCGCTCAGCAAAAATAGTAGGTGAGTGGGATGTAGATAATGCTCGAAACTATCTCGCAGCTGTAGCTGATGGCGCGGCAAAGCGTATCAACAAGGCCACTCAAGACCGGCTGTCTCGTCGGTTCGCCGATCTTGGAGACGAGGATTCGCCGGTAGACATAGCTCGTGAGATGTTTGAAGAGATGGGAGACGCTGACACGGTCGGCTCTTCATTTACACTGGCCACTGCGATGGCGAACTTTGGACGAATCGAGTCAGCACAAGCCAACAACCGTGGAACTAAGACATGGATTGTGACCAGCGGCAACCCTCGCGGGTCGCACGCAGCTCTGAATGGCGAGACAGTCGCAATCAGCGACACCTTCAGCAATGGAGCTCGTTGGCCGGGCGATCCTGACCTGGATGACGACGAGCGAGCTAACTGCCAATGCATGGTAGACTTCGTAGGATAACCCATGCCATACTTCGTGACAAACGAAAACCCTGACTGCTCAGGCTGGGCCGTTGAGAAAGAGGATGGCGAGGTAGTCGGCTGTCATCGCACGAGACAGGAAGCTGTAGATCAGATGGTAGCAATCTCATTGGCCGAGGACATTCCGGTAGGTGGGGAACGTAGTGCCGGTCGCAAGCAATACTCACCCCCGCAAGGAGCTCGTGAGGAAGCTGAGCGAGGGCTGCGCTGGAGACAGGAATACGGACGTGGCGGGACCGAGGTAGGGGTAGCTCGCGCACGAGACATTGCCAACGGTCGAAACCTCTCCGAAGAAACAATCGGTCGCATGGTAAGCTACTTCGCTCGACACGAGGTAGATAAGCAAGGTCAAGGATGGTCACCGGACGAGGAAGGCTATCCATCTGCCGGTCGAATAGCTTGGGCACTATGGGGAGGAGACCCCGGACGTGCTTGGGCAGAACGCATTCTCTCGGAACTTGCCGATGAGGAATCCGCACGCACTCAATCAACAACGGGAAAGGAGTCCCATAGCATGAACATCAAAAGCTTTCCAGCTGAGATCGAGGTAAAGGCAGTATCAGACTCTGAGGCACCTCATGGGTCATTCACTGCTCTCGTATCTGTATTCGGAAACACCGATCTCGTCGGCGATAGAGTCATGCCTGGCGCATTCGCTAAATCCCTACAAGGTTATGCTGCTGCCGGTAAGACACTGCCGGTGGTGTGGAACCACGATTTTTCTACAGCTGAATCATTTATCGGAAAAACACTCGAAGCTGAAGAGACCGATGACGGCCTGCTAATCAAGGCAGCATTCTTCGACACGCCGCGAGCACAGATGGTTCGCACGCTTCTGAACGAACGAGTAGTCACTGAATTCTCATTTGCCTATGACGTGATCGACGAGGCAAAGGGCGACGACGGAGTCAATGAGCTTCGTGAACTTCACATCTTGGAAGCCTCAGTCACCCTCAAGGGTGCCAATCCAGCTACCCAGCTCATTGCAGCAAAAGCAGCTCAGGTAAGCCGCAAAGCCGAACCTGGCGAACTGTCTGAAGGCTCCTACGTTATGTGGGGCCAAGACGGTTATGGCCGAGTCGAATACATCATGACCGAAGGCTTCTTCGGTGTCGATGGCGATCCTCTAAGCCTCGAAGCAAGCGAAGATGATCCCCTCGCTCTCGTCCGTATCTACGAACAGGAAGCGGATGTCTATTCGGCAACCCAACTATTCGTCGGTTTCAGATTCTCCGAGCTCGTAGCGAGTGAGGAGAAAGCCAAGAGTGGCCGTGCCACTGTTGCCAACCGTAAGGCTGGCCGCACCCTATCTGCGAAGAACGAGAACTCTCTCCGTGAGGCGAAAGCACTCTTGGACAATGTTCTCGGTTCTCTCGAATCACCGACCGAGCCGGTCAAGGCCGAGGAACCTGCATCGCAGGTCAAGGCCGAGGAACTGGGGATGGAGCCGGGAGTCGCAGCGTCACTGATTGAGCTCTATGAGCTTGATGCACTGACAGACCTCAACCCAACCCAATCCAACAAGGAGTAGAACATGAAAGACTTGATCGCTCAAGCAAAGGCCGCTGCTGAAGCCGCCGCTGCTGAAGGCCGCTCCCTGACCACTGAAGAGCGCGAGACAGTAGAGTCCGCAATCGCCGGTGCAAAGGCAGTAAAGGCCGACTCAGAGCTTCGCAAGGCAGTAGATGCGCTCGGCGCAGAGCTTGCTGATGTAAAGCCTGAAACCACTGCAACAACCACAGCTCGCACACCTGGTGCAAAGCTTCTTGGCGACGCAGCATTCAAGGGATGGCTCGACGCAGCCAACCGCAACGGAACACCTGATGTAAAGAGCCTATCTAATTCCCCAACAGTCGCTGTTGGTGGTCTCAAGGCTACTCTTCTTGGTGGCTCAGATACCTCAGCTGGCGCAATGGTGCAGAATGACATGTATCGCCCGGTCGCACAGGCATTTGGTCGCGACATCACAGCAATCAACCTCGTCACACTTGGCTCAACCACATCTGACTTGGTCGAATTCGCACGTGCACAACGCATCACCGGCGGACAGTCTGTAAACTCAGCTGCCCCAACCGCTGAAGGCGATCCTGCTGCTGAATCAACAATCACCTTCGTGAAGGATACCGCAGCAGTCCGCGACATCCGTCACTTCATTCCAGCTTCAGTCCGCGCACTCGCAGACGCTGCTCAGCTTGAAACCCTCGCAAACAACTTCCTAAGCTACGGCATTCAGGAAGAGATTGAGGACCAGCTGATCAACGGAAACGGTCTTGGCGAAAACTGGACCGGTATCTTCAACACAGGCTACGTGCAAGCACAAGCCTTCGATACAGACATTGTCACCTCGATCCGCAAGGCAATCCGCAAGGTGCAGACAGTCGGCAACAGCCGCGCATCTGCAGTGCTGGTGCACCCTGAAGATAACGAGAAGATTGACCTGCTGCTCGATGGCAACGATACCTATCTGTTCGGTGGACCGGCAACAGCCTCAACACCTACCATTTGGGGTCTGCCACGCGTGGTATCACAAGCTGTTCCAGTCGGAAACGCCATCGTTGGTGACTTCCGTAAGACAGTAATTTGGGAACGGTCACCGCTGACAATCTCAATGTATCCACAGCACAGCGACTACGCGATCAAGGGTCTCGTGGCTCTCGTCGCGAACGCACGCGCAGCAATGGGCGTGCTACACCCTGAAGCCTTCTGCACAGTCGATCTGACAGCGTAGTAGAGCGGACGTAGGGACGGCCCGTCAGCGGCAGCACTCGCTGTCACTGACGGGCCGTTCTCATAAGAGACGAAACAGAGGAGAAGCACATGGCAATGATTGTAGTCGAAATGGAAACCGGAGTATTCGTCCGCGTATCTGAGGAAGAGGCAGCTCGTCTCGGAAAAACCGCAGTAGTCAAGACCGCTGCAGCTGCAGAACCAAAGAACAAGGCCGTCAAGCCGGAATCAAAGAAGACCGTAAAGGCTGAGCCGGTAGTGCCAGTAGCCGAAGATGCAGGGGACGAGGTCAGTGAGTAATCCTCTCGCAACCGTCGCCGATCTTGAAGCCTACCTGGGTCGTGAATTTGACGACCCAACGTCGGCAGAGCTGGCAATCGACATAGCTTCGGACATCGTTCGGAGCTACGTCGGTCATTCAATCACCAAAATCCTGAACGACACCGTCATTCTCGACGGCACAGGCACATCTATTCTGTTGCTACCGGCAGCTCCGGTCAATGGGATAGACTTGGTGGAGATTGACGGCGATCTGCTTGAGACTACAAAATACAGGTGGAGCAAGAAGGGCTACATCTTGCGCACTGACGGCACAACTTGGCCGAGCACACCCGGCTCGATTGAGGTTATCTACAATCATGGGTATGACACAGTCCCGGATGCTGTTCTTGGTGTGGTGCTGGATCTTGCTGGCCGAATCACAGATGGATCGTCCGGTATCAAGCAAGAGACCATCGGCAGCTACTCAGTGACTTATGCCGACCCGTCCCCGGTGCTTCGGGCCAATGAGCAGGCCGGTCTCGATTCTTTCCGGGTGACAGTATGAGCTTTGATTCTCTACTCAACGAAACAGCTACCATCCAGCGACTCGACGACGCAAAGGATCGCTACGGCAACATCACTAAGACTTACGAAACCCATGCCAGCAACGTCCGAGTAAGGGTAGATGAATCCAGCCCCTCCGAGCTGGACCAAGACACCAATTCTGCACAGCTTAGAGCTCGTATCTACACACGCTACTATGACATCAAGCATACAGATCGCATCTCAGTAGGTGGCGATACATGGGAGGTAGTCGGTCCGCCGGTCGAACGTCAAACGGCAGCACTGAGCCATCATTACGAAATTGAAGCTAAGAAGGTGACTGTATGAAGCGTCAAAGAGCAAAGGCAATTCCGGACGCTGTAGGAAACATCTCATCTGCATCAGGCAAACCAATGGTTTTCGAGACCGTGCAATTTGACTTTGATGCTGTATGGGCAGCTTTGAGCCGCAGCACGAAGCTCAGAGCATACATGGATGATCTCGCAACCCAGGTCGCGAGGGAAGCAGCTGGGATGGCTGCAACAGAAGCAAATGACGAAGGCTACTACTCCAAATCATTCGAAGGTTTTGCCACACCAGCATCTGCCGTTCGCAGGGTATTCAAAGAAGCGAGCTCACGTAGAAACCGTCGCCGTCGCGGACAAGAAGGAACCAACAGGCTAATCGACCGGCCCGGTAGCTACTCTTTTTGGAACGGTAAGACGACTCGAAATGAGGTCAAGGGAGACATCGATGGCAGTGAGTATGACGGCACTCTTGGCGTGGTGGTCAATACAGATTACAAAGCGCATTTCGTCGAGTATGGATCGCTGTCGAAGGGACCGCGTTTTATCTTGAACCGTGCTGCGGAGAAGGTCGCGAAGGCTACCGGCAACACCTATGATCGACTCTATGCAAAAGAGCACCAGCCAGACCTTGAGAAGCATCGCCAGGTAGTCAGCGAGGGGCTCAAGAAAATTTACGCGATCCGGAGGAATTCAAAATGAGCTACGGAACCTACCCTGACATCGAATCGGCTGTAGTGGACACTCTCAATGCCTCCTCTGCGATTGAGACTATTGCCGGTGCTGATTGTGCCTCTACAGAGCTTCCACCTGAAGCGACGTTGCCCAGGATCAGGGTCAGCCTTTCCGGGGGCACAGCTGTAATGTCAGGCTGGCTCTATGCACCACGTATCAACATCGAGGCATGGGCTGACGACAAGGAGACAGCCTTCGATCTGCTCAGCACAGCCTCAGCAGTGTTGCTGGCCGAGCTCGACGGAGCACTACTAACACAGGGTGTGGTGACTGGATTCACGCAGGAGACTGGTGTATCTTGGTCGCCGGACCCGACTACGAAGACACCGAGATACCTCGCAGGATTCGTAGCCTACACTCACCCAAACCCATAGGAGAATCATGGCAAACAACGCATCAGAGGTCGTGGTAGCCTCCGGCGGCAAGGTCTACATCGCACCCGTCGGAACAGCAGAACCAAACGGACCCACAGACGCACTCAACGCGGCATACAAAGACCTGGGCTACATCTCGGAGGACGGCATCTCAGCCTCGTTCGGAGTGACCGTGGAAGATGTCAATGCCTTTCAGTCACTACTTCCAATCCGTCGAGTGGTCACCGGCCGCTCAGCTGACATGAGCTTTACCTGCCGTCAATGGAACGCAGACACCTTCAGCCTTGCGCTGGGTGGGGGAAGCTTTGAAGAGTCAGGCGGAAATTATCTTTTCTTCCCGCCGGAGAACGACGATGCGCTCGCAGAGAACGCAGTAGTAATCCAGTGGAACGATGGCACAAAAAACTATCGTTTGGTCATCCGTCGTGCCGTAGTGGTCGAGAACGTAGAGACTACAATCGTTCGCAACGCAGCTGCTGACCTGCCGATCACCCTGTCGGTCCTCGGTTCTGATTCCACTGACGCGTGGTATCTAATCACCGACGACGACAGCTTCGATACAGGAGCGTAATCGATGAGCCGCATCATAGACCTCGATGCGGCAAGGGCCGCAAGAGCTGAAGCTAAGCTCGATGCACCTATCGTCCGATTCAACGGCAAAGACTACACCCTTCCGGTGGAGCTGCCGTGGAGTATCGTCGAAGCCGCAACCTCTCAAGACAGCGTGCAGATCATTACTGCCGTCAAGACTCTGCTGGGTGAGCAGTGGTCAGACTTCCAAGCCGGTAATGTTTCTGTATCTGACATGACTGTCCTGATTGAGAGCATCAGCCAGCTTTACGCGGTCGAACCGGGAAACTAACTGACCTCGAACGTCTCGTGAGGGAGAACTACGAGGCGATCGAGGCGGACTGGGTGAGATACTACAATCGAAACTTGGCCGATGACCTATGGGGTCAGCCAGGTATCGGTGTTCGAAGGATCGCGGGTCTCATTCGCTGGCTACCTCCTGAAGCTGCTCTGTGGCGGTCAAACAAGACCTCTTGGACTATCGACAATGAGCTACAAGCTGCCACCATCGAAATGCTCGATGCGCTACTTCGTGCCTACGTGCAGTCACACAGCAAGCCAACAGCACGCAAACCCAATCCAGTCAAGATACCGAGACCGTGGGACAACGCTGAAAACACAGGCAAGCGGCGCACTACTCTTGGAGACTTGCTCGGTCAGGGTCTCAGTGTAAAACGCGTCTCGAAGGGTGGTGAGCAGTAATGGCAGGCGGAATTGAAGCCGGTATCATCAACGTGCTCATCGGCCCCAAGCTGGTGGATAACTTTGCATCCTCTCTTGGAAATGATTTGGACAAGACTCTTGGGCCAGTAGCAGAAAAAAGCGGCAAGAGCTTCAGTGATCGTCTGTCGGGCGGTCTAAACAAGGTCGGTAAGGGTCTGACCGCAGGCATCACGGCCCCTATTGCAGCAGCTGGAGCTGCAATCATTGCCGTGGGCATGGAGATCGACGGGGCATTCGATAACATTGCGGTCCAGACTGGTGCTACCGGCAAAGAGCTCGAAGGGCTACAGAACGATTTCCGATCAGTAGCTTCATCAGTGACAGCCTCATTTGAGGAGACCGGCAATGTCATTGGAACACTAAATACTCGTCTCGGTCTTACTGGCACCGAATTGCAGGCCGTTGCCAAGCAGGTGCTCGATCTGCAAGAAATCACCGGCGCACCAGTCGATACTGAGGGTATCACCCGTTTCTTCAATGCTTATGGGATCGGGGCCGATGAGCAGGAACTTGCACTCGATAAGCTGCTCGTAATCTCGCAGCAAACTGGTATTGGTGTCAATGAGCTCGCAAGGAGCGCAACAGACGGAGCTGCTACTTTCGATCTTCTTGGCTTGAGCGCGGACGAAGCAACATCATTGCTTGGTCAGCTTGAGAAGGCTGGAGCGAACTCAGGCGCGGTCCTGGCTGGTATTCAGAAAGCAGTAGTCAATTCTCTCAAAGGTGATAAGGGTGCTGAGCAAGCACTCAAAGATCGGGCCAACGCAACCAGCACACTCGAAAACGCACAGCTTGATTTGATTGTTGCTGAGCAGAAACTTGCCGAGGTGCAGGCGAACCCTAAGGCTGCTAAATCCGCTCTGATTCTTGCACAGAATAACGTCACAAAGCTCAAATCCACAATCACAGAAGCCACATCAGACATAAGCAACGCTAACGCTGTGTTAGCGCAGAGCAATAGCGCAGCTGTGCTCGATACCGGCAAATTCATCCAAGACACATTCAAATCAATACAAGACCTGCTTGCTGCCGGTGACGAGGCTGCGGCAACCACTCTGGCAAAAGAGGTATTCGGTCCAAGAAACTTCGGTGTCATTATTCAGCAGATCAAGCAGGGTAATCTCGACGTGCAAGCACTGACAGCCTCCCTTGAGGGTGCTGACGGTGCTGTGCAGAATGCGGTCGATAGCACACGAGACTGGCCGGAGCAGCTCAAGCTTTTGAAGAATGAAGGCAAGATTGCTCTCGAGCCCCTTGCCAACGTAATCATTCCTGAGATTGGTAGAGCACTCGAAGCTGCAAAGCCATTTATCCAAGCTGCTGCTGATGCCTTCAAAAGCCTTTCACCTGAGACTGCTCGGCTGATTGTTATCTCAGCCGGTCTCGCTGCAGCTCTTGGTCCAGTGCTGATTGTATTCGGGAAGGTCGTCACGGGTGTGCAAGGCATCATAACTGTCGTGAAGGCTCTAAACCTTTCTCTGCTCCTCAACCCGTGGGCTCTCGCAGCTGCGGCAGCCATTGCAGCCATCATTCTCATTGTGAAGAACTGGGATAGCATCAGTGCATTCTTCGTAGAGCTCTTCAACGACATCAAGGGCATCTTCAGCTCGGCATTTGATTTCATCAAGGCCAACTGGCAGAACATAGCTATCATTCTAACTGGACCGCTGGCTCCGGTAGTAGCTCTGATAGTCAAAAACTGGGATCGCATCAAGCAAGGCTTCAGTAATGCTGTCACTGGTATCAAGAATCTCGCAAGCGGACTCGGTAAGGCAATCGCAGCTCCATTCCAGGGCGTTGGCGACACTATCGCAAGGGTATTCACCAATCTAAAAAATGGTGCACAGATAGCTATTCAATTCGTCTCACGTCTGTTTCAGAACCTACCAACGATTATTCGAAATGTGTTCGCCGCGATCTTGAAGCTTCCCGGTCTGAATGTTATCGCGAACATCTTCAAGGGAGTCGGTGGTCTGGTAGGGAAGATACCGGGATTTGCTGATGGCGGTGCTTTCGCCGGTGGCAAGCCAATGATCGTCGGCGAACGCGGGCCTGAGCTCATGGTCCCTAAGACTGGTGGATACGTTCTACCTAACAATGTTCTCACCGGCATGCTCGGCGGCGCAGGGGCAACTTACAATGTCGTCATCAACAACCCGGTATCAGAACCTGCAGCAACCTCGATACCAGCAGCTCTGCGTAGAGCCAACCTACTCAGGGGGAATGTATGAGCTACATAGTCACAAGGTCAGAGTATCTGACAATTGATAGCCTTCCTCTCAGCACACCGGCATGGGAGACTCTCGATCTCTCGGAGCTCAACGATGGGCCCGGAGTCCGTGGCGAGGACTACGTCGTCCCACAACTGCGCGGTGCTCTGCCTCGGCAACGGACCACAGACTCACGCACCGTAAACATACCTATCGTCATTTTCGGTGACAAGAGCAGCACCGGAGCAGTCCATGCGAACCCAAGAGAAGGTCTGCTGACAAACATCAATGAGCTAAAGACAGCCATCAGGCCACATCGACGCACTATTCAAATCGGCACACCTACGAGAACGCTGACGTGGTATCGACCGGGCGGCAATGTTTTCACCCAGGTGCACATCTCACCTGAGCTAAGCCTCGACTACATCAACCCGACCACAGCAAGAGCCGTGCTGACTATCACAATCCCATCCGGTATTCTGATCTCAAGCACCAATACCACCATCAACCAATACGTGGACAACAGCGAAACCTTCAGCTTCAATGTTCTCGGCAGTGCTGAGGTGGTCAATTCTACAATCAACATTCCCGGAGCAGCTAACAGCATCAGCATCTACTCGGCCACCACAGGATTCGGTTTGGAGTATGACTTACCCGTCACAACCGGCTTGCAAATTTTCACCGGCGGATTCACAGCTCTTGATGGGGCTACCAATGTCAGTGGCAATGTAGTCACGACCGGCACGAACCTATGGATGCCGTTGATGCCGGGCACCAACACTTGGACGGTGACGCGAGACGGGGCCGCGACGCAGCTCATGACAATCCAATACAGGGCGATCTTCCTATGACCAGCTTCGTCAGCGCAACACTCTACAACCGCAACGGCACCCGCAATTATCCACTGAGCAACGCAGTGAACATTACATGGACCGACGAGCTCAAAGGTGAAGGCAGCTTTACATTTGAATTTGTCGATCTCAACGCGATAAGCGAAGGCGACATCGGTAAGCTGGTCAAATTCTCTTATGGAGATCGGGCTGACGATTATGTGTGGACTGGGGTCATTGAGAAAATCGTCAGGGTGCAGACCGACGAACGCATAGTGCTGCAGGTAAGCGGGCGTGGTGCTCGCAGCCTACTTGAGAATGCGCTAATCTACAAGAGTGGAGCTGGAACCAGCCGACTCTACACCGACCAATACGTCGGCGCGATTATGGAAGAGCTTTTTGACGAGGCTCAGGCAAGAGGTGCTCTGATAGAAATGAGCTTGGGCTTTGACGATACCACGGACAGCAACAGCGTCGCATGGGGGCCCGATCAGGAGATCACAATTGAGGAGCGTGTTGGGGCCACCCTTGCCGAGGTCGCATCACGTCACGCGGATGCAGCTGTCGATGTGTGGGTAGACGCTGACCTGGTGCTCCAGTATGCAGTCGAACGAGGTGTGGACACCACAACACAAACCAATCCGGTGGTTCTCCGAATAGCTCAAAATGCAGTCAATGTGACTCGCGAGGTCAATGGGCCGGTGCGGAACGTCATTTACACTGAATACGGCAATGGTCAATTCGTTGAAACGGTGGGCACGACTACTGGCACATACGGACGGCGCGAAACCTTTCTCAGCCTCAACAATGTCGATTCTCAGGTCACAGCTCAGAACATTACAGATCGCACGATGCCTACTCTTGAGACACCGGCTGATTCCATGACTGCAGAGGTTCTGCCTGAGGGCTACGAGCCATACCTGCACTACAATGTCGGTGACTACGTCTACGTCACTGATCGATTTGGGGATCGCTACACATACCGGGTCAGGGCATTGACCATCTCAGTCCAGGGCGAGAACATTCGAGTCGTTCCTGAGCTCGGAACAGTCAGGGCTCAACTTGAGGAGAGGCTTCGCAGGCTAATCCAGCGTCAGGAAGCCAAGACAGCCGGTGGCGAGGCCAGCAGCGCAGCTTCAGCTTCAGACTATGCGGCAGTAGGTGCGGAGGAAGGGGCACTAACATACGGAGCTGAGGTGCTGACCTACGATCCCGCGACCGGCGAGGGCACAGCTGACGCACCGACTATTGACGACGACCCTATCAGCTTCATCAATGGCACGGGAGGGTATCTTGCCATTGGCGACGAGATTGTTCTGATAACCCTGACCGACAATGATCCAGCGACTCCGGACGTTTACGCAGCAATTGGCATCACGCAGCGAGCTGGGGCTGTCACGCCGGTGCAGCAGCCGGTAGGCAGCCTCAATCCTGCTTTTCCACTCAACACTGCCGATTTGCCAAACTCGATGAACACTTTCCGAGAAACAGGCAGGCTATCGACAGACTACAACAACTACATGGGGCTCGGCGCGGATTTGATTCTTGGAGCTGGTCCGGTCGTTGTAGGTGGTGGAAGCTACGGAAATGAAATCCGTGCTTACAGCAGGAACACTCTAACAAGCTCTGCTATTTCGGTGCCACCTGGTGGGGCCAACTCGGACTATTTTGTTTTTTCCGATGGAAGGCTACTCACATTTACCTCCACCGCGATCTATGCAAGAGACCCCGGCACGGGTGCTTGGACTACACATGACTTTTCGGGTGCTGGTATCGATAAGGTCACAACTGACTACACAAATGGATGGGTGTGGATTTACACCGCAGGAGCAACAGCTCCAGCAGGCGGTCCGTTTTGGAGCTTCACAGCAAACGACGCAGCACCAGTCGCAAGAGGCACTCTTGGCACCGGGCTCACTGTTGCCACAGTAGACACCAACCTAAGAATGATAGCTCATGCCGGTAAGCTGGTCATGCAGCATAATGATGCAGAAACTACAGGCTTCCGATTCCACGTCAAGAACAGCAACGATACAAACAACTTCGACTGGGACCACATCACTGGTGACTACATCGTCCCAACCCCTCCCTCAGCAACAGACAACACTCGCGGTCTCGGTGTCCCAACAGCCAATGGTTTCTACTACCTTACACGATTCACGACATCGACACCCGATGAGGCGGCAATCAACTTCTTTGACTACACTACTGGAGTCACCACAAGCTATCTGACTGGTGTGGAGTGGTCGAGCACTGACTTGGTCCGACCGTGGGGATACACTGTCACGTCGAGCGGCATACATGCGATCTCTTGCGTAAGACCAATCTCGGGAACCAATCGAGTATCTTTGGCAACGAATAACCTCGTCACAACGCAGTATGTCTATGACTATTTGGATGACAGCATCAACATCTACGATACCTCACCCGGACACCCCGTAGAGGTTGCATCAAATGTCCTCTATTTTACATACGGCGGAATTTCGAGCATTGGTTTAGCTACCGGCGACAGCTACGTTTTTGGAGTGACGCTAACATGAGTGAATACCTAACACAGATACTGATTGCGCTCATTGGTGCGGTCCCCCCTACACTTATGGCTGCTGCTGCATGGTTGCGAGCCAAAAGGCTGGAGCTGCCGATCGAGCAGGTGAACAATGCGGTCAATCACCGGCAGGGTGGTCAGAAGCGTCTCGTCGAGCTCGTCGATGAGGTAGCCGAAAGCCTACGTTATCTCTCTGATTCGGTCGGGAGGGTCGAGGAAGACCTGCAGAATCATCGAGCATGGCATCAAAAGCAGGACGAAGATGAGACAAGCCAAGACAGCTGAGGAGCTGCGTCGGATACAGGAGCTCCGCAGATCGAACGCTGCAGGCAGTGTCCCCAGCGGTAAGCACTACTCACGAGCAAAACAGAAACGACTCAGGAGGGTCGAAGATGAGCTACAAGATCAGCGCAGCAGCCGGTAAACTTCGCGACCAGGTAAACCGTAAATACCCAAACCGCAAGAAAGATAGCGATGGGTGGATTGGCGACGCGAGGCATAGAACGACCAAGAGCGACCACAACCCCGATCATAAGACAGGATTCGTGAGAGCTCTTGACATCGACTCAGACCTCGGGGCTGACAGCTGGGACGTGGCCAACGCTCTACGTGCGGCGGCAAAAAAGGATAAGCGAATCTCATACATCATCCACCGCAAGAAAATTGCCTCTCGTAAGCTCGGATGGGCGTGGAGGCCATACAGCGGATCGAACCCGCACATCTCGCACATACATGTAAGTTTCGCACCCGCAGGCGACACGGACAAGACCAAATTCGAGATCGAGTGGCCAGTCCCGGTCGCGCCGGTAGCCAAACCAAAGACCACACCACCAGCACGCAAGATGCCACCTGGGGTCCGGAAAAACGCTCAACGCGAGCTCGACGAGCTAAGGGCCGAGCGTAAGGTCATTGATGCCGAGATAAGGGCTCTAAAGGCTCGCTACGGGCTCGAATAGGCCATTCCACAGGCAGGCGCACCCTTCCTGACGTGACTTGGAGACATAAGGCAGCTTGCCGGGGGCTTGGGACGCGTCTGTTCTACAACCGGCGGACTCCCGATGAGCGGGAGCAGGCAAAAGCTATTTGCTTCAGCTGTCCAGTCAAGGCCGAGTGTTTGGAATACGCTCTCGATCTTGAAGGTCAGGCTGTTTTTAGAGCGGGGGTATGGGGAGGTCTGACTGCCATCGAAAGAGCATACGAGTCGGAGGCACGTAATGACGATACCAGTCCGTGACATGCTTCTCAGGTTTGCGGGGAGCTTCCCAATAACCGACGATGGTCTCTTCAACACCATCGAAATGCTCGAAGAGACTCAGAACTACCCTGCTCCTATCGCTATCAATGCAGCTCGTTTCCCAATGCGGGTCGTCGGGGCTTTGCTTCCTGATACAGATAGCATACCGGCAATGACGGTAGCAATGCTCTGCGGTCAGCACCACATAATGTTCGATCCGAGGATAGACTCGGTTTTTCGAGCATACGGGGAGTGGGATCATGAAAGCAGTCCTCAGACCATTCGTCGATTCATAATGGACATTGCAGTAGGCCGCCACCCCGAAGATGCAGCCGAAGACTACGGGCTTCATCAAGATGAGCTTACCTTCCTTGAGGGTCTCCTTCACTTGGAGCAGGGCTGGCATGATGGCATTATGGATCGCGCTATCTTCGCTTATGAGAACTACCGGGGGCTGGGCCGCTGGGTCGCTCTAAGCCGCGAATTACGCACGTTTCGACCCGACATCCTGCTCTCTTGGATGCGGTCAGCTCGTGCTGTGGTAAAGGACTTGCGCTCTGCGCGTGCGCAACCCGACTGACCTGGCACACTTCAGCAGGTGACTACACACACACGCCCCAACACAGGCGACTGGGGTAAAGACTACATCGATGTCGCCACTCGTATCGCGGAATTCCGCGCAAAATACCCTAACGGGTCACTCCAGCCGGTGGACAGCTTTGAGCCGGTAAAGATAATCACATTAGGCGACAAGACATACCTGCAATACGTCGCCGCAGCCTATCGAACCCCGGATGATCAACGTCCGGGTATTGGGATCGCGTGGGAACCTTTTCCTGGACGGACACCCTTTACTCGTGACTCTGAAGCTATGGTCTGTGAGACATCAGCATGGGGTAGAGCAATCGTTGCCGTGCTCGCAGCCGACACCAAAAAGGGAATTGCCTCGGCAGATGAGGTCAAGGCCGCTAAAGCTCGCCAAGCAGCTCCAGCACCGGCACCGGCTCCGGTAAAAGCACCTGAGCCTGAGATCGATAATGGCTGGCAGAGCTCTGACGAGGAGCAGCCGGTTCGCGCTGATGCCAAGCAGGTGCAGCGTATCCAAATTCTACGTCGCGACATTCCTTCTCTCGAAGACGACGGTGAATACCACGAAAGACTCTTGAAAGCATACGGAGTCGTCTCTACAAAAGACTTGACGAAGGCACAAGCATCGGACCTTATCAGCAAGCTTGAGAAGGCGGTGAAGCGATGACAGAGGGTCTATCTCTTGAGCAGATCGCTGAGGTCAAAATCAGCCGCATTAGAACTCTCATCAGCTGGCGAACCGATAACGGAGCATTTGATGATGACGAAGAGTCAAACCTATTCGAGTGGCTCATCTCTGACCGTGAACGTATCATTGCTGAACGTGATGATGCGCAGCTACAGCTGCAACGAATAAAGACTGCGCTATGGGAACAGTGAGGCTGCCTATCGAACCCTTGATTGCATCATACGGACGTTCCTACAGGGATTTTCGATCTGCAGTCAAGGCATCGAGCTCGGTGCTCAATCGTGCCAAGCTGGAAGGTCTCTCCGTTGAGGTGGCTGACCGCTATGCTGTGCGCTGTAATCTGCATCCAGTAGAGGTATGGGGTATGGAAACCTGGCTTACGGCGTTGGAGGCAAAATGATACTGACCTTCACGGCACCAACAAGACCCCTCAGCGAGAACGAGAGTCGCCGGCTGCACTGGGCATCTCGAAAGAGACGACTCGATCCGTGGGCATGGGCTACTACTGCTGCATGGCGAGTATCCGACCAGTCGGACCGAGACACATTATTGGGTAGGAGAATTGCTGTGCACATTTCCATCAGCTTTCCGAGAGCTGGTCGGAGAGATGCACACAACTACGTGGGCACTGTTGCCAAGACGGTGGTCGATGCCCTCGTCAGAGCCGGTATGACTGAAGACGATACCGATGAATTCATTGAGGTAAGAGAACCGAAGCTCAAGGTAGATAAGACCGAAGAGGTCGTCATCTACTTGGAGCCTCTTGAGGAGAGGAAGAAATGAGTAAGCTGACAAATGCACCAGCTGAACACCGGCTGATAGGGTCGTGCTTGACCGATAGTGACGTGATTGAAGCTGTGATCGACCGGCTGGGTCCGGGTGATTTTAGTGATTCGCGTATGGGGTCAATCTACTCAACCGTAGCGCGAGTAGCTCTAAAGGGACAGGTGACTCCATCTGCCGTCGTCGAGGAACTTCGCCAGGGCGGTGTTTTGGAGGAGATCGGCGGTGACAAAGCAATCTCATGGCTAATGCAGCATGCCTGCGCTGACATCGAAGAAGCTAAAGAATGCGCCACAACCCTTCGAGAGCTGGCCACAAAGAGGGATCAGGCTGCTGCGGCACGTAAGGCTGCTCAGGTGATTGAATCTGGTGAAGACCCGCTGGCTGAAATTGCAGCTCTGTCCGAGCTTTCCAATGCAAGCAGCAATGACGACGGTTTCGTCGATCTTGGGCCAGTAATTGAGAGCATCTTCACCGGCACACATAGGAGGCTCGAACCAACCATGCTGCGCAGGAATGACGGTGAGTCGATTATCTACGGAGATGGGCGACTGAACTTCATCGCGGCACCGCCGGAGTCGATGAAGAGCTGGATTGCAAAGCTCACATGCGTGCAGGAGATGGTGAAGGGTAATGCTGTTATTTATCTTGATGCCGAAGAGACTGACGGTATCACGTGCAGCGAGCGAGTCGTCTCGATTGCCGGTGGCATGGAGATAGACAAGGATCAACTTCGTGACTGGATTGAGGGTCCGCTCACAGAGGCGGGAACAAGAGATCGCAACAAGAGACTCTTTTACTACAAGACCGTCTCGAACGGAATTGACAGCAAGGTTCGTGGCCAGGTCGCTCGTGTTCTCAAGCACCGTCGTTGCAGCTTCATTGTGCTCGACGGTTTCGCAGCAGCTATGGCCAGCCACGAGCCACCACTGGAAGAGGATAAGGCTCGCGACGTGAACATGTTTTTGACCGGCAACATTTGGCCGTGGACCATGTCACCATCAAAACCCGGTATCTTGGTGGTGGACCACGTCGCTAAATCAGCTGGCTCTGCCGGTCAGACCTCATTTCAGTCACGAGGCATGCGAGGAAGCGGCGCGAAGCTCGCAGCTGCAAGCGGTGTCGTGTTGCAGGCAAAAGCGGTCCAACCGGGGTCTGCATACAATCCTGGAGTGGTCGAGCTCTACGTGGTCAAGGATCGTCCGGGCCGGTGCAAAATCGTGCATAGGTCGGGCAAGCGGATGGTAGGAGTGCTCAAGAGCACACCCATGAGCGATGGCACTGTTGAAATCACAAAGCTGGAAATAGTCAGTCCCGAGACTGCCGATCAAGAAGCAGCCGAGAAGCGTTGGGACTTGATTGCAGCTGAGAAGATAAGCAAGCTGCTTTCTGAGCTATCCGGAGCAATCCCAAAGGGAGAGGTAAAGGAGCTCATCAACGAGCACAAAAAGAAAGACCAGGGATCGGGCTGGCGCGGCGAGACGCTGACGAAAGCCATTGACTTTCTGATAACCAATGGCTGGGCTCGTGTCGAACGTGAAGGCCGTTATGAGAACATCTGCGGTCTGCGTCTCTACAAGGCTGAGTATGGGGCAATCCATGCCAGCGAGCAGGAAGCGAACCCATTCGAATGATACCCTCACTCTCTGACCGGCTATCGAGTCCGGATTTTGAACCTCTTACACAAGCTCAGGTTTCTGAACTTGGCGAGCAGCTTCAGGCTGCACGTAGTGACGGCGATGAGGCTGCCGAAGCAAAGGTCAAAGAGGAGCTCATTCGTCGCCACATGCGCATGATTCCCTACCTGGGGAAGACTTATCGTTTGGATTTTGACGAGCTACTGGCTATTGGTAGCTTGGCTCTAACGCAGGCTGTAGATCGATGGAGACCTGAAAAGGGAACCCTCTATGGCTACGCAGAGAGATACATCCTGACAGCACTCAACAAGGGTATCGATCAGGACAGGACCATCTACATCCCCGAGCAGGTCAGCTACAAGGCTGCAAGGGTGCAGAAGCGTATCAACGAGATCAGCGGCGAGCTTGGACGAGAGCTGACCCGAGAAGAGCGAGCGCAGGTCGCCGGTGAGTGGTCACGGTTCGAGCAGCTGCCTATGGTATCAGATAGCCTCGACAAACCAATTCCGGGGGACAATGCCGGGGGTAGGACTATTGCCGATACCATAGCCGATGAATCGTCTGACCCACACGAGGAGGTCGAACGTCGCATGCTGGCAGAGTCCCTACATAGGGCAATCAGCGAGCTGGCTCCCATCGAGCAAGAGGTCATCAAGGCTCGTTTCGGGCTCGACAACGTGGACAAGGCTACCCTCGCAGAGCTCGGGGATCGGTATGGGGTCACTGGTGAGGCCATGCGCCGACTGGAGGCCACAGCAATCTCTAAGCTCCGCCATCCAAGCCTCATAAACCAATTCATTGACGAGTAGCCGGTGCGTGCTGCCAGCTCGGAATAGGGAACCTTTAGCCACATGACTCATACACCCATTGACCCGGCGACCCCGGATGAAGAAACCTACGTCCACCCCGACCCATGTCCGATCTGCCAGGTCAGGGCTATTTTGCGAGCGTGGAGACGCTCCAAAGGTATGACATTCCCGGAGGATGAAGGAGCCGGGAATCTCAGCGAGGCTCCTGAGAACCCCCTCGAATAGAATGTGATAAATCAAAACACCGGGCGGTATTGCATTTTCTTGCATTCTACCAGCGAGCACGCACTGTAGGGGATAAGCCTACAGCAACCCCGCTATGGATCGAGAGGAATCAAGATGACCACGATGTTTCTACCAGCACAGCAGCTAAACGACAAGACCTACAACAAGCCACTGACCGGCGCAGACACCCCCGGCACGCAAATCAACTGGACTGAGCTGTCCGAGCTCGTTGATTCCAAGAAGCACGGCTACGTGCAGATTCAGACTGCCATACCTGGCGAGCTGCAATTCGCAGCCTATTGCCGCAACTCGAAGGGTGAGACCCTGAGTGTTATGGACCAAGCCAAGATGATCCCTGCATGGGAGCGCGAGCTGTCTGCCAAATACGGCAAGCAGGTTCGCATCACTCATTTCTATTGGGATCGCACATCTGCTTGGACACGTCCGGACCAAGAGCCACCTTTCCGACCGGCGTGGCAGATGATGAATCGTCACCTATTGGAGCAGAAGCTTTACGACGGCAGTGCTGCTTGGGAGCAGTCACGCTACAGCCGCGATCTCATGGAGCCTCTAAACTTCATTCACGAGATGACACGCCGGGGGCTCGTGGCATGGTGCCAGGCAGAGGGCGAACGCTCTACTCGTGACATGGGTGGATTCTTCCAGTCCGCTGCCAGCTCTGCTACAAACGAGGACTACAGCCGCGCCACATCTCGCCGTATCCGCAGCAAGCGTGCTCCAAAGAATCAGCTTGGCTTCTACGTGGGCGGTGGATTCCCTACCGGCTACACCCTAAAGGGAATCACCTATGCAGAGGACGGTAGCTTTACTGCCCCCAAATTTCCACGGACCGATGCCTACGGCGTGACCGAGATGGGCAAGATCATGGAGCCAAGAGAGGGATGGGCTGCTACTGTTCGCAAGCTTTACACCTTGCTGGTCGAAGAAGATGGCTCTTTGGCTGATGCAGCTGACATACTCGTCGCCGGTGGCTGGATTCCGAAGAACGACGACCGATCTCGAATCACCGGGACTGCACGCTACTGTTTGACCAACCCTATCTTGGCTGGCTACCTAACCCACAATGACTCGGCAAAAGAGGACGCTGAGGAGCGTCGCAATCGGAATAATCGCTACCGAAACTACAAGCTGCGTCTCGACCGAGTGCAGAAAGACAGCAACGGCAACATGGTGCAGGGGGTCGATCCCGTGCTTACCCTTGAAGAATACCTTGACCTACAGCGTGCAATCTCTAAGCGAACATTCGCTCGAGCCCCAAAGGTAGATGTCTTGCTGCGTCGCCTGGTCAAATGCGGTAAGTGTGGTCGGACGTGCAGTCGCCGCACAGCCACGGGTGTAGAGAACGGCACCTACAGCTGCAACGGAGTGCAAACAAAAGAGTGCAGCGGTGTCTCAATCCGACTCGACATGCTCGAAGAGTATGTGTCGCAAAAGGCAATTGAGCTTTTCGATGCTGACAACCTACGTCGGGAGCACGAAGAGTATGAGCGGCAGATGAACAGACTCACCTCGGGTGGCGCATCTGAAGCACAGGAGATCGAGAAGCTGCGCCGCCAGCTCGAAGAAACTATTGATGCCATCATGCCTGACCTCTCATCGGTTCTACGTGATGCCTACGAGAAGAAGGCAGAGAAGCTGGCAGCACGCATCGAGGAACTCGTCACAGCTGCGGGGAAGATACCCACCGCTCCGGACGTGACTCGAATCCTCCCGTCAGGCGATCTATCTGTATGGGCGGATTTGGAATTTGCTGTCAAGCACGAGGTTCTATCAACCCTGATCGAGGGCGTTATGATTCTGCCGGTCGGTAAGGGTAAGGCTCGCGTCATGAACAATCCCGAGAAGCTCAAGGCGATGCTCGACGAGCGAGTCGTGATTTGGTGGAAGGGTAAGGAACAGCCTGCGAGCTGGAACTTGCTCAACGCATAGACCGGCGCACACTTCACCAGCATGGCACGAATCTCGTATCAAGAGCGTCAGAGGCTAATCGCTGAACGGGCAGCTCAAGCAGCTACCCCTCAACCCGAGGAGCTGGCTGTATCTGTGGATAGTGAAGACTGCTGCGACGGCATCTGCGTGGATTGTGATCGCGAAACCCCCGTCGAGTAGCACCTAAGCATACAATACAGAAATCCCCGCCGGGAGAGAGGAAGCCGGCGGGGATTCTGTTATCTGAGGTGACTACTCCTCAGAACCTTTTCCGAAGCGAGGATCGCTCGGGTCGAGTGCCGTAATGATCAACGGCAGCAGGGACGCGATTCCTGCGCTGAGCCATGTTCTGACATCAGCGTAAGAGACTGCGAATACATCGGCACCGTCGCTGAGGAACAACCCCAGGACAGTGGCGAGGAAGACCTTGATGTAGGACTTCAGGGCATTGCGAGCTTGAGTGGACATAATCACCTCCTCTACGTGCGGACAGGTTCCGGAACCGACCCGGCGACCATGATTACAGGTAGCGCACAACACTTGGTATCGGTGCCGTGGCCAGTAGCCGGTCTCTCGGTATTCCCGTCGGACCAGCCGCACAGTAGGATTTGAGGCATTCTCTTTACGGTGTCGAGAGCCTCCACCATCTATGTGATCGAAGCATAGTGTCCACACCCGCCGCTCGCCGCAGCACTCACATCGGAGTCTCCCGCCCGAGATACCGACAAGAGCTTCAAGCCGAAGGATAGCTCGTTGCTCTGCACGTCTTTGGGCGGATGAGGACATAGCGATACGAGTGCGATCCTACGGGGAATGCTACAACACCCCCAGCACGCAATCCACACTTGGGCGCACCCTTTTCAGGATGCAACACATAGTAATGTTCTCGGGAGGCATTGGCTCTTGGGCCGCAGCTAAGAGGGTCGCAGCCGAACACGGCACAGACAACCTGACGCTGTTATTCTCAGATACCGGCATTGAAGACGAAGACCTTTACAGATTCATCGACGACGCACATGCCAACATTGGCGGTGAGCTGGTGATCTTGCGCGATGGGCGTGATGTATGGCAGGTTTTCAGAGACAAGAGATTCATAGGTAATTCGCGTTTAGCGAGCTGCTCTCACGAGCTCAAACAAAAACCAGCAAGAAGCTGGCTTGAGAGCAACTACACCCATGAGCAAGCAATAGTCTACGTAGGCATTGACTGGAGTGAAATCCATCGATTGGGCGCAATCGAAAGAAACTATGCACCATACATTGCGAGGGCACCACTAACCGAAAAGCCATACATGGACAAGCAACAGCTTATCGATTGGGCCGAGAGCGAGGGTCTAACTGCACCACGTCTGTATGGTCTCGGATTCGCGCATAACAATTGCGGAGGTTTCTGTGTTCGCGCCGGTCAAGCACAATTCAAGAAACTGCTTGAGGTTTTTCCTGATCGCTACGCGGCTCATGAGAAAAAAGAGCAAGAGATGCGGGATTACTTGGCAAAGGATGTCTCAATTCTGACTGAGACCAAAAAGGGAGTCAAAGCACCCCTGACCCTAAAGACCCTTCGCGAACGAGTAGAGGCGCAGCAACCTATCGACGCAAATGATTGGGGAGGGTGTGGCTGTTTCGTAGAAGACGACACCCCCAGCACGCATGACCCCCGGTCAGAGAGCTGACCTTATGCTGTGTCCACACCGGCATGCACTCTCGACCACATGAAGACCATAACCGCCATACTCGCAAGCACGCTCGCTATCGCAATCGCAGCTGCACCGGCAGAAGCTACTCAGCCGGATCGCTGCCGAACCTACATCAAGCAAGGCACCTTCTACACGAGCTGCTGGACAGGTCATTACGCCATAACGATACACACTAACAAAGCTCGAGTCAGCACGTGGTATCATCGAAGCGATCCAACATTCAAGGTGACCTGCACCGGCCGCATCACTCGGCAGGCAGCTCCAGTGCCTCTATGTCCGAGACCACAGATGCACACCTTTCAAACAGCCCCCTGGCAGCAACCGTAATGACCGTTCCCAACCAACTTCTAAGGAGTGCACATGATTGAAGCTATCATCGGATTGAGCATACTTTCAGCAATCCTCTATGCAACCTTCTCACCATCACAACGCAATGCGCGAGCATTCGAAGCAATGGGAGAAGAGATCAAGGTGAGTCGTCGGGATCGCATGCAACGCGACCACGGCATTCGTCTCTAACGTAGAACAACAACGACCCCGCTGACTTCCCTTCAGCGGGGTCGTTCCCTTTTCAGAAGAGATTGAAGCGATCCCAAGACCCGGAAGCATCAAGCTGGAAATACTCTATCAGCCGGTAGATTACCCAAACCTGCAGAAGCCACACAGCTACCCATCTGCCAGCTTTGCCGTTCTGCGCTCGCAGGGACTTGACCAGCCTTACGTTTGCGGGCATCATCGAGAGCACGGCGATAGCTACGAAGGCTATCTCATGCAGCAGTCTCATTGCCACATCGGTGCGTCTCGACGGGGACACTACACCCCCAGCACGCAATCCACACCTGGGCGCACCCATCACCGGCATGACTCTTACACATGGTTCCCTATTCTCAGGTGTCGGGGGATTCGATCTCGGCGCAGACGCAGCTGGCATCGAGACCCTATGGCAATGCGAAATCGACAAACGCCCCAGGTCGGTTTTGAAAAAGCACTGGCCGAACGCCACGCAATACACCGACGTGAAAGAGCTCAATGGTGCAAAGCTCAAGCCAGTGGACATCATCAGCTTTGGCTCTCCATGCCAAGACCTATCCATCGCCGGTAAAGGTGCTGGATTACAAGGAGACCGATCCGGTCTCTTCTTCGAAGCCATAAGAATCATCAAGGAGATGAGAGATGCCACGCAAAACCAATACCCCAAAATCGCAATCTGGGAAAACGTCCGAGGAGCTCTCTCCAGCAACGGAGGTAGAGACTTCGACTCTGCCATTCGCTCGTTGGCCGCTCTCGGCAGTATGGAGATCGGATACAGGGTGGTCAATACCTGCAACTTTGGCCCCCCTCAGCGACGAGTGCGCGTATTCGTTATCGCTGATCTTGCAGGACGACGTGCCGGCCAAATACTCTCTAAGCCAACGAGCGTGCTCTGGCATCCTGACAAGGGCAGAGAAGCGGGGAAAGAAACTTCCGGAGAAGCTCAAGACAGAACTCGAACAGGTGAGTGGACAACAAGCAGAGTAATGGCTCAGGCTATGACCGCTCATAATGGCGGTCCTGACTTGAAGCATGCTGATGCTGGTCATCTTGTATTTTCAACAGCTGGCTGGCTGCAATCAGACATTACTGGCACTGTCAGCTCGAAATGGGCAAAAGGCACCGGCGGTCCGTCAGGCGACGGGCACTACAACTTGGTCATGGAGCAGACTCTCAGCTATGACGGATACAATGCTGCGGAATCCGACCAGCTGTATCACACTCTCCGCACTGGCTACGACGTAGGAGATTGTGTTGCAACCCCATCGATTGCCATAACAGAACGATGGGGAAAAGAGGGTGGTGGTAAAGGTTTGTTGCTCACCGAGGAAGCATCCCCCACTCTTCGAACAGCTGTCAATCAGGTTGTAGCCGCACCCGATCAGAGCACATACCGAGTCCGAAGGCTCACGCCAGTAGAATGCGAAAGGCTTCAGGGATGGCCCGATGACCACACGCGATACGATGACCAGGGAAGAGAACTAAGCGACTCAGCTCGATACAAGATGATCGGCAATGGTATCTCTGCGCCGGTAGCTCAGTGGCTCTGTCAAAACGTAGTGGAAGCTTTGACCTCTTCGATCAGCTGATGTAGCGATCCTGGATAACCCTCAATCAACTTATCGTAAACCGCTGACGCAACCTCCACTGGCAGCATGGCCATGACGCGGGACAGCTCGTCGTCTCTCATGCTCGACCCGTTCCCCTTCTCATCACGGATGATCAGCGCGGTGCGAGCTCCGAATCTTTGCAGCTTTAGCATTGGCTTTTTCTCGGACATAAATTCCTCTCTGACCGGCAACCTGCCGATCTGACACAGAAGGTGTCTCGGTCTACTCTCACCGCACACCCCCAGCACGCAAGACGTGCGATCTCAAACCCATAGGGCACCCGTCATTGTAATGAAACGGACCGCCATCTCCGTCGTGCTTGCCGTTGCCTATGTATTGGCAACGCCACAGGCGACCGCTACGTCGCCCCTGAGCAAGCTTACCATAGAGACACCCAAGCAATACGCCAAAAGGCTCTCTGAGGGCCGCTGGAGCCGTTCCTGGGTGTGCTTACGCGAGCTGTGGCACCGGGAATCTCGCTGGAACCCTAAGGCCGACAACCCCCGGTCATCAGCCTATGGCATCCCGCAGATACTTGGTCTCGATCCGAGCCTCAATGCTCTGCAGCAGATTGACCGTGGGCTCGACTACATCCAGCATCGCTATGGTCACCCCTGCCGAGCTCTCGACCACCATAACAGACGAGGATACTACTGACCCCCGGTTCGGGACCGAGGATGTGCTGACCGGCTGACCGAGCTCACACTTTGGAACATGACTACCACACATAACCCCGAAGAGGGGGATTACGAATACAGAGACACGGGCTTCTTGGATCGCTACGTCGAAGCAGCTTCATCCTTTGACTGGCTCGATGACGCAGCATGTGCAGACATGAACATCAAGGATTTCTTTCAGAACGCAGGCGGCACTCCAGCTCTAAAAGTGTTGCTCACATGTCTGCGATGTCCGGTGAAAGATGACTGCCTGGAGTCAGCAGCTAAACTTGAGAACGCGGAGGAGAAGATCGGTAAGCCTATTTCATCACGAATAGCAGGTCATGGCATCTACGCCGGTCTGACTCCAACACAGCGCAGCACTGTGTGGGCGCAACGCCAAGAGAATTGGGCAAGGGCTGCAGACGCATTACTCGAAGCTAACATCGACAGCGCAGCACGTGTGCGTCGAGAACGAGACCTGAAGGCAAGAGAAAAACGTAATGAACAGAAAGAGAATGAAGCACGCTTCTGTTTCTGCGGTGCGCCTCGCTATGCTGAGATCACAAACTTCTGCGCCGATCATCTACAAGCCGCACTGAAGCTGCAGACCGAGCAACAGAAAAAGAGCAATCAGAATGGTGGTGTCGGTCGCAAGGTCAATGGTAGTGACCCAATCACGAAAAAGCTCAAGGCCGAACATAAGACCAAACAGGCGGTCAAGCGACGCGCCAGGAAGGATACAAAATGAGCGACGGAGAAGACTTCATCATGGATGGCCAGCAGGCACTCGATTTTCTCGAAGCCGAGATTAGCGGGCTGAAGGCGCAGATTATTGCCTACCAGGGCATGCTCAAATCAGCCGAGGAGCAATACCTCGATCTCAAGACTGCCATAGCTCTGGGACATGAGATACAGATTCGAGTGATGCCCGACGATGGCAGCCTTGATTGATTTGGTCGCAAGAGCCCTGCTGACTTCCCTTCATCGGGGCTCTTTGCTATTCTCGACTGCGTGGCTTGCGTGCCGGTGGATTATCGGTGGAGTAGAAACCTCCACCTTTGAAGACAGCATTGACAGAGTGATAGACCCTCTGAGCTGGATTACCACAGCTGCCACACTTGACCTCATCGTCGCGATCCTCAATGGGTCTCTTCAAAGACATGAGCTCATTACACATCATGCATCGATACTCATACGTCGGCATTTACTGTTGCCTCTCTGATAGGACGCATGTCGGGCATAGGCCGTGACCTGGCATCTTCTTACCGACGCTCTGTCCGCAAAGACGGCAGTCCCCTGCACTGATAAACCCGCCGAGATCGCAGCTGCACGGATGACCTATTTCGCAGCACACGGCACGGTCTCCTTCTTTGTTTCGGTTCTGACTGCAAATGTTTGCTCGATCTGATACAATACGACATAGTCGCCGGTCTCCTTATCGATGTAGCTGCCTGACGGCACTGCACCCTTTGGGATTCTCTTTCGGAATTTCATTACGCACCCTTCCCTAATCTCCAGTCGTTCTGAACCTCAGCAACAACGACGTTCGGCTGAGCTTTCTTCTTTCGTGTGCGGCGGGATACACCCTCGGCACGTAGCAGCTCACGCAGAGCCCCCTCACTGATACTCATGCGATCGGCGCACCGGCGGAGCGGCACACCGTTTGATCTCCACGACTCCACCACTCGGCGGACAGTCTGACGGTATTCTGCTGCAGCTCGGTCTGATGCGACACGAGCGAGATTCATTCGGGTGCGTGCCTCGAGTATCTCATCGAGTAATGGTGTGTGGTCGGTCATGGGTGAATCAGTGCTCCTCTCAGTGGACAGCTTGACAGCCTCAAAGGTTCCACCATGCCCCCACCTCGCACCCGGTCAATACCGCCAACCCCCGGTGGCTTTGCCCCCAGCACGCAGAGCTGCGACTGCATGTCTCTACGTGGGCGGAATGTCCGTATCGTGCCCCCCACACGCACCCCTCGGGAATCTCAGGGAATCTCATTGGGCTGCGTGCCCCCAGCACTGAACCCCCAGCACGCACCAATTCCACGCTCAAAAGCAGGGGAAATAACGCAGGCCTCACAATGAGATTCCCAAAGTCCTCCCCCCTACGGGGAGGACGAGGGATTCTCATTGGGGAATGCGATCTGTTCCCCCCAGGTCGGGAACGGGAAGATGACACCCCCCTGCCTGCTGAGGAACCTCAAGGAATCTGTAGACTACCCCTGCACCGTAGAAGATACCCCCCCATAGTAAGCATACCCCCCGTATGTCCCCACCGGCAAGCACCACTCTATGTATGCCGTGGAAACCAGCAACCCGATGTTCTACACCTGGATGCCCCGAGCTCACTCATACCCCCCGATGCAAGCAACACACACGAGAGGT